GCGAAACTGGCCACATAAAATTCCCGCGTTTGGTAGACAGGTTGGGTTCGCCCGCTCTTGCCGCCCTCAATCACCGTGGTGCCCACCAGCACGTTTTCCGATGTGGCGGTGATTTCGGTTGACCAAATGACATTTCCCGCCACGCGGGTGATGCCATACACCAGCGGAATCATCGCGCCGTGGGCGGACGACTGGGCCTTCAGGTCTTCGAGGCGCGGTCCCACTTGATAGGCATCGGCGTTGGGCAAACTCCCCGCCGCGCTGAATGCGCCCATGGCGGCAGCAATGCCCAGCCCTAAACCTGCCATGGCAAAGCCCGATCCCATGCCTGCGCCTGCGGCACCGAGTACCAGCATTGCCATTACGCCGTTACCTCGAAGTGCAAATTCGGAATCTGGTTGCCGTAATCGGTAAGGTTGAGGCGGTTAATGACAGCGTAAGCCATGCCCCGATAAGCAGGCACGAAGCCAACGCCCAGCGTACTTTCCATGCGGTCATCGGGGGATTGTGTCTCGTTTCCAAGGTACACCGTCATATCCAGCAGGCTGCTGGTGTTGTCATGCACCAGTTTGCCGTTTGCCCATACCCGATTCACAGAGGCAATCGGTCCCGCGCACAGTCCCACGGCAAAGCTGGCGAAATAGATATAGGTACGGGTGGTGCTGGTCACCGACCCGCCGCCACCTTTACCGCCGTTGCCGGAGTTGGTTTCTGTTACCACCTGTTCTTCGAGGTCTGCCGCCCAGATGACGTTGCCCGCAATCCGCACCGTTCCGTACACCAGCGGTAGCATCGTGCCATGCGCCGAGGACTGGACTTTCAGGTCATGCAGGCGTGGTCCTTCCTGAATCTGATCCGGCGGGCCGTCCTGCGGAAACAGAACACCACCCAGAAGAGAACCCAGTGCAAAGCCCAGATAAGGTGCGCCGAACGCGCTACCAACCAAGGCCCCAGCCCCAGCAAGAGCAAGCTGTGCCATTACTCAGCAAACCCCGGGAAGCGAAAGGCGAAGCGGCGGCGGGACAGCCATTTCTCCGAAAGCCGCGTTTCCCCCACCTTACCGATTTCCGCATAGGCGTGAATAATCGTATCCGCACTGGCGATAATGCCCGCATGCGCCGCTGGCCCGGTGCCAAAGCCAAATAGCAGCACATCGCCGATACCTGCCGATTCTAGCGGGATTTCTTCCACATATTGACAGGCGTGGGCGTAGAGCATCTCTTCGGCGCGGTGGAAATGCCAGTGCGGCGAGTAGTTGATGTCCACTTTCAACGGCGTGAGAAACGCCTCATACACCCCGCGCAGCAGGCCAATGCAGTCACATCCAACGCCCTTGAGTGCGGCTTGGTGGTGGTACGGTGTTCCCAGCCACGAACGGGCTTCAGCAACGATATCGTCTCGGGTCATGGCAGTTTCAAAATCTGATCAATACCCGGCAAATGCGGTTCGCCGCGAAAGTTCAGCACGTTGTTAAACACGGTGCGGCAAGTCTCAAAAGTACGGTCACAGCCGCGAATGGCTTTGAAGGTGTTGCCAGCGGCAATGGTATAGGGCATCGGCTGCACCAACGTGAATACGCCGCCAGCGTAGGTTTTAACCTCAATCTCAAGCCCAGCGTTTGCGCCTGTTAACCACTCTACCAGCCCCATCTGGAAATACCCATCGGGCTTCAGGCTGCTGGCGTGGGCAAAGATGCGCTGATCGGTGACAGCAGAGACGGTAAGCGTGTGGGTATACGGCGCAAGGTCGATCTTACACCGTGTATCGCCCAAGCGTTTCACGCGGCAGGTGGGGGAATAGAGTTCACCAATCTGACGCTGGAAGGCTTGGGAAAGCCCGCGAATTTCCGCCACAAACACGCCTTTACGCACCGTGACTTCCCCCAGCGTGCCCACCCGCAACACCAGTTTGCCTTGGGTGAGGTCTTGGTAATTGACCAAAAATACCTCAATGGCGGCGTAATCGTACTTGCCCGCCTGTAAATCCGCCTCGGTGATGCTGGTATCGTTCAAAATGGCCTCGACCTCCAACTGATCCACCGCCAGCCCCGCGCTGGTTTCAATGGCGGTGGGCGTGAAGCCGGTTGAGGCTTTGTAGGTCACACTGTCCACCACCAGATCGCGGCTGAACGACGTAAAGCCCGATGTCACACCGTCTTTGCGCATAACCTTCCAACACAGGGCAAGGGTGGTGACCTCGCTGGCGAGGTGGGTTTTCAGGGTAGTTGAAGCCGGAATCACAAGCGAATCTCAATAAGGGGAATCTGATCCCAGACGAACAGTTCGTGGGACTGGATGCGAATAGCGAGGCGGTCGGTATCAAAGCGCACGGGCACGTCAAACTCAGAATCCGCCGTGATCAGAACCCCGGCAGCCGGGGCGGTGGTAAACGTTACCACCCCTGTCGTGTGATCCACGGCAACGCCGGACGCTTGCAGGATGCTATCTTTGTAAATCTTCACCGTGCCCGAGACGGGCTTTTTCAGCGGGCGGGTTTCGTTTTCGCCGCCGCTGGTATAGGTCTTGGTCAGCTGAAAGGCCGTTTGCGTGCCGTTGCCCGCGCCAATCAGCTGCCCTATGACACGATAATCGCTCCAGTCCTTGAAACGAAAGCCATACGCTCGTCCCTTGCGGGCGCGGAAAAAGCTGATGACTTCTGTGGCTTGCGTGCGGTTTTTAATGCCGGTCGAGACATCGTACCGGGCGCGGGCACTGTCCCACGACTGGTTGCGCTGCTCAAAGCCCGATTGCAGGATGACAATGTCGGTGAGGTATTCGGGGCCGCCTGTTGCACCGTAGGCGATGGCATCGGGGAAGCGGACTTCGTGAAATCCACTCATGTGTTCCGCCCCTTATGCCGCGCCAGCGACACGGCAAGATCCCCCATAATCTGCCCCCGACTTTGACGAAAAGACTCCGCATCGCGGGTGACTATGGTCATGTTGATGACGGGACTGCTGGAGCCACCTATTTTTCCGGCTTGTTCACGGGGTATAACAATTTCGCCCCGTTGCAGAATAGCGGGCACTTCATCAGGCATTAGCCCCGCAATGCCGCCACTGTGGTAGCGGGGAGCCGTGGCAAACAGCATCGGCGAGACAGCGCGTGACGGTGCGCCCGCGCCAACGGTTCCACCTTCGTGAAAGATGCCAGCCCCCAATAGCCCCTGTGCCAGCGGTGCGGTGATGGCCTGACGAACGGCAATCCGCGCCAGATCCCGCAGGATGCTGCCCGCAAGGTCTTGAAAGTTGAGTTTTCCCGTGGTGACGAAGTCCACCAGCGAATCCTCAAGCTCCTGAAGGCTGCGGCCAAATGCTTAAACGTAAAAAATTTACGTTGACTACGTAATATTTTTACGCTAATGATTGAGGCAATGTAAAAAACAATGAGGTAAACAAGATCATGAAAAAATATGCTTTTTGGAACAATAAAGGTGGAACCGGAAAAACAAGCTTAGCCTTTCAAGGAATCTGTCAATACGCACAAGATAATCCGACCGAACAAATTATCGCTATTGACGTCTGCCCACAAGGCAACCTCTCTGAGTTGTTTTTAGGAGGAATGGAAGGAGGGGGTGCAGAAAAACTTTACGGGCTTCAATCTTCTACCCCTAGAAGAACTATAGGTGGGTACTTTGAGACACGACTTGCCTCTCCCTATAACCGCATAGAAGGTTTTGATCCAACTCCTTTTATTTCAAAACCATACAAACAAAATGGAAACATTCCTGATAACATTAGCCTTTTGGCCGGAGATCCTGTCTTAGAGCTACAATCGAATGCTATGTCATCATTGGCTAATCAACAAATCCCAGGGATACAAACATGGTTGAGAATTGTGGATTGGCTCAATGATTTTATTCATCACACAGGTAATACGTATCAAACGATTTTCTTTGACTTAAATCCTAGTTTTTCGATGTATACACAAATTGCCCTTGCTGCATCTTCTAGAGTCATTTTACCCGTCATGGCAGATGATTCTTCTAAGCGCGCCATTCTTAATGCATTTTCTTTAATCTACAGCTTATCTTTACCCTCTGAAATATATAAAACGCATGCATTCGGAGAACGATTAAAAAATAATGATAGAGAGCTACCCAAGGTGCACTTAATTATAAAAAATCGCATCACTCAATATATGGGTTCAGCTTCTGCCTACGAAAGCGTTTTGAAATCTATCACAGATGAAGTGGACAGACTTAGGAAAGAGCATCCACAATATTTTTCAAAAAGTTACCCTGAAGAACTTTCTGTAAATATAGGCGACTTTAACACGACTGGCGTGGTTGCATTTGCCCGCGGATTGCCTTTTTTTAAAATGGAGGAAAAAGGAAAATCCTATGATATTAGGGGAAAAAGAGTGCAGGTTCGCTTAGATCAGAGGAATGATAGAGTGAAAAGCATTAAGTCATTTTCTGAGCTACTTTAAGGCTAAAAACCACCCCGCCGCCAAGGCAGCCCCAGCCACAAAGACACGCTTCAGACCACCCACAACCGAATTGAGGGCCTGAAGCTGGTTCGATGCTGGGATACTGGCCTGTTCAATCCGCTTTAGGGCTTGTTCGCCGGTACGGCCAATATCCTGCAGCTCTCGCGCCACAACTCTGCCGTTTTCGGTGGCAAGGCGGATGGAGAGGTTACGGGTGGCCATGGCAGGTGACAGGAATCAGGTGACAGGTGACGGGTCAGCGGGATGGAAGTTGGCGAGAACAAAGGGTAACAGTTCTGCGAGAATGGGCAGGTCGTAGCCGAGGGCTTCCGCAAGATTCAAAACCACACTCAGTGACCTGTCACCCGTCACCTGTAACCTGACCCCTGTATCCCACGCCTGCCAGCCTTGCAGCGTCTGCGGTTCGTAGCGTTGGTAAGGGCAATCCTTGGTTAGCTCACTTGCACAGGGAAGTCGCTGCTCAGCGCATCCGGCGCAGTAACGGGCGCCGCCGCCGAAGTGCCATTGGCAGCGCTCAAAAAGGGCTTTTTTTCGGTGTCGAGAAGCTCCTTTAACCCCGTATACTGCGTGCGGAACTCATCGGCCAGCGTCCAGAAACTCATCAAATCGGCCACGGTTTGGTTATTGACCGGGGCGGGCTCTTCGGAATCAGGCAGCAACACCCCTTCCCACGCCAGAATGCCCACTTTGGCAAGGGCGGCGGTGAAGGCCGCAATGCGGCGGCCTTCCTCTAGGGCGGTATTTTCTGATGGGGTATCGCCCAGCTTCTGCCGCGCCACCGATTGGGCCGCATAAAACACCGCGCTGGTGAACGGGCGCACCTGCACACGCACACCCAGCTTTAAATCAATCTAATAGGGCTCTGTGGGGATTTTTAACGATAACATAGGTTTTTTCCTGCTTTTTAATGTAAAAGATGAATCAATAAGACGCCACATCATTCACCAAGGTAACGGTCACCATGGCGTTGGCCGCTGTGTTTCTGGCCCCTTGGAAATCGTAGGAGGCTTCCACACCGCCGGGGCCTTGAATGCCAATCTTGGGTTTGGGCAAATACACCTCGTGGCACAGGATGACCAGCTTGTTGTTGGCATCAATCGTGTAGGAAAACTCCAGATCCACCGCCGTACCCGCGCTGGCGAGATCAATCAGGGTGTTATCGGCGTAGCGCACCGCCACGGACCCCGTGAGCGCAGCGATGCCGGAATCAACGCCGTCCAGCTTGCCGTCGCTGCGGATGGTTTCGATCTTCTCGAGGTTGTTGCTGTAGGTGACCGATGCGCTGGTGACATTGGCCAACGCACTGCCGCCTTGTTTGATCGCCCCTTGAAACTGGGAGGGACTATGTAATTCCAAGAACAGCTTTAACTGCCTTATCTAGTTCTTCACCCTGAGGTAGATTTGGGCCTGTGATGAAACGATTGGAAAAGTCATCTATTGTAAAACGAACTTCCCTCAGAAATAAAAGTTGACGTTGTTTTCCATGCTGAACCTGAGAATCAAGGCCATATGTATGAACGGTTATCGTATTTTTATCAAAAAGGCTTGCCTTGGGAATATCAGCCCCAACAACATCTTCAAATTTACGGTAAACAATATCAGGAGCAATAAAGAAAAGCCCTTTAGTTACGAGGTTTGATCTGGAGTATACCAATCCTTTCCTAATAATCTGAGGTATCAGGCGTTTATGAACATTTGCCCAGTTCAAGCCATGCCCTGATGACGGAACGACAAGTGTATCTGCATCAAAGTTTTTATAAGCGTGCCAAGTGTCCCTATAATTTCCAGTTATATCAATGCTTTGCACTTCAACGCCAACATAATCTACAAGTTTACCACATTCAATAAGAGCAATAACCCAATCCATGGATAGCGAGCGTGCCAACCTCACTTCTTTGCCGCTGTTCATCCCAAGGGCAACAGCAACTCTTCCTTTTTCATTCCTTCTTTCAACGTATTCTGAAAACAGGAGCATTGGTGTTTCAGAGCCGTAGCACTGTATGACACTTCTACGAAGTGTCTCATAGCGGTTTGCGTAAAGCCTGTTTGGGCAGATGATAATATCGCCTTCAGGCGATGTGACGCTGCATGTCCCATATGTAATTGTTTGGTCGTGATTTGTTTTGCTGCATCTTCGGCCTAAAAAAGGGCAAGCACCAAGCTGCCAAAGATTTCTTGCTTCTGGTGTTAGATCATCTGGCGCATAGCCAAATACTTCCACTAAATCCCGATTGTTTTTTACTCTGGTCATGCTGCGGCATCCCTGATTTTTTGGCCGATCGCTCTGGCAAGAAATGGAGGCACAGCATTACCAACCTGTGCATATTGCTCTGTCATTGAACCTAGAAACTCAAAATGATCTGGGAAAGACTGAAATCGTGCAGCTTCTCGGACACTAATAACACGATTTTCGTAAGGATGAAAAAAACTACCCCAATGTGGGTCACACTTAGTTAAAATAGTTGAACACTGCCCTTGTGGATGAAGCCTGCCATATCGCTTTGTATGGTCACTTCTGCGGGCACGTTTCATCCCTTCTGGCAATAGATCAACGGGAATGTCACGCCAGCTTCCGCCTTGAGGAATATGTCTCAACCGTTGCAAATTAGCCTCCGATAATCGGGTTGTATAGTGATTTGCAACCTCAGCTTTTCCATTCCTTAGTTGTTTTTGATAACTTGTTTTTGGTGGTGTCTTGTAAGGCATTTCACTTGAAACAAAACCAGATTCTATCTCGATAAGATCAGAAATAGCATCATCAACAGTTGTTGCTGGCTGTAAATTACTTCGCTCAAGAGGCAATGGTTCAATAATTAATCCCCTTGCCCCCGTGAAATTTGCCCTCGCTGTTGCATTATGGGTTGGAAATGGAAAGATGGGTGCTTCTCCATCTCTTGATGCTAAAAAAATGGTTCTAAATCTAATCTGTGGAACGCCATAATAACCAGCAAACATAATCGCATGGTTAATTGTGTAACCTAACGATCCAATTTTGCTATAAATTTCTTCCACAATACGACCTTTGCCAAGAGAAATAATGCCTGTAACATTTTCTATCAATAAAAATCTTGGCATTAATCCTTCTGCAATCCTTATAAAATCAGTCACAAGCTGGTTCCTAGTATCTTCCAGTGTTCTGATTGGTGCATTAATAGAAAATCCTTGGCAAGGTGGCCCCCCTGCAAGCAAGTCAAGCTCTCCTTTTTTAATCCCTGTAGCTTCTACAATATGCTTGGAATCAAGGGTTTTTATATCACGCACACAAATTGGAATATTTGGATGGTTATGCTGATATGTTTTTGCATATGTTGGGTTTATTTCACATGCAAAAATAGGCTCAAATCCAGCCATTTTCAAGCCACAAGACAATCCACCAGCTCCAGAAAAAAGATCAACTAGTTTCATAAACTACTTTGTTTTATCATGTGACAATCTTTTATACGATTATGGTTGTTTTGTCAAAATATCGGCTTTTCTTCGGTCTAAGGATGCTAATGTCCCATATTTTGGCTCTGTGTTCGGCTGGATAAACGGCAGAGCCTCAACATTGGGGCCTGCCAGTGGGGTTTTGATCAGGTCAGGCATGGCTTTAGGTATTCGTCAATTTGACCAAAACGGCGGGGCGCAGGCACATGGGCAGGGGATTGCTTTGCGTGTGCAGATCCGTTCCCCGTTCGAATTTGCGCGGCTCTTGCTTGGCGTACAGCGGTTGGCCCAGGGTGTTGGCAGTCTCATTGAAGTCGGCAGGGGCAAAATAGGTGGTGAACGTCCCCAGCGTGCCAATGGGGAAACAGTGTCCCTCGTTTGCGGCAATAAACCGCCGCACGTTGGCGTCGGCATCGGTGGCAACGCCGCGATATTCCTCAAATATCATGCCGGCAAAAGGGA